CCTGACTTGTTTATAGAGAATCTATTTTGAGGTATTGTATTCATTTTATCCTTCTCGCCATTCTACCCGCCGAAGTGGCGCAATTAAAAGATCCAGTTCCTGCTGCTCGACCCACCCGAGAACGCTTTGTTTACCCGGACATGCATCTGCGTGCGATTCTTCCCACCCCACCTCTGGAATCTCGCCTCAGTATTCCTCTTATTCATATAGTCGTCATGATACATCTTTGAAATCCTGGGATCATACCATTTGTAAGCAGACTGCTTCGTTATCCTGGCGGCCACACCCTTTGCGATAGTTTCAAGGAAGTCTCGATAAACCCATGTAGGGCCGGTTGTCGATGTGAGCGCCGGAGCCAGTATGCACTTTACTTGCATATTTTCAGTGCCTGCTGCGTTTTCGTTGGGAGTTGGTTTAATGATCAGGCTGTCGTCCGGATCGATATAGAAAATCTGAGGTGCATCAGCTTCCGTTTCTACAAACCCGGCGTTTATCCCGGTAGACGTCGCGACTTCCTCGGTCTCTAAGTTCCAGGCATGAAGGAAGGCGAACTGATCATCGTCGAATCCGTCCTCCTTATACTTCACCCAGTCTACCATATACACTTCTGGTAAAACGTCGGAGTTATCGGTTCCCGGGGCAAGCGTGTAGGAATCAGTTCCGTCGACGACGCTGATCTTCGGCAACACTTCCCTCCAGATCCATGTCTCCCTGCAGAAATCTCGAAGAGTCCTGATTATCTGCCTGACGATGTAGGCCTCATTCAGGGACTTGTCCGCTCCTTTAATAAAGTCGGCAACGTCACCAATGTATTCAGTATGATCTGTTCCTGCCATAGCTCCTCCTATTTAGAGACTACCCCTCCATCAACATAATAGAGGCGTTCCTGTTTTGCCAGGTCGTTGATCATATCGTTGGCCATGGCCTTCATAACGTCAAGCCTTCCCATCGGTATCTCACACTGATACTTCGTTAGCATGTGACTCTCAAGGGAGGTTTTGTGTTGAAGTGATTTGATATGCTTCATTTCGGCGGCCTGGATGTCTTCTTGAGAAAATGAGATGTCTCTAACCTCGTCGAGGGTGGGCTTGTATGCTTCACCCTTCCCGGCGACCTCACTGATAATAGCCTGACAGTCCTCATCATTCTTCAACCCCGCTTCTTCCAGCTTTTTTATCCGGATCGCTTCATCCCGGTTAAACCCGGACTTATTGTTTGTTTCTTTCGCAGATTCAAACACCTCGACATCATCAAGATATTTAACGTTATTTTGGCCTTTATCCTGAAGGGCAAGGTAGGGCTTTACTTGTTCAGCCGTCAGAACCTTGTATCCTTTGGCCGCCTGGATCGGTGTCCATCCATAGATAAAGAAATCACCATTATCAAACTTCTGCAGTAACCACAGTTTTTCTGTCATGCCATCCCCCTTTTGTTGGTTGGTCCCAGGGGCAGGGATCGAACCTGCGACCGGTCGGTTATCATCCGACTGCTCTCCCAACTGAGCTACCCTGGAAAAATAAAGGGACTGCTCCTGCTGAGCATGGAGAGCCCCTTTTTAATTACACTATATGTCAAGGTTTAGTGCGCAACCCGAGAGTTGCGCAACTTGTTACACGTCTGCGCCCAGAAGATCGAACGCCTGGAAGCCCATGCAGTAGAAATGGACTTTCGCATCGACGATTGCCGCAACGGAGCCGATAATGTCGATCGTGTCGGCTACCAGGTACTGACGGGACTCCATGTTGGTCGAGCCATAGGCATCGGTCAGAATGGTCTGGATACCAACACCAGCGGTCAATAGATTGGCAGCCATGAAGCCAGCGACTCCGGCACCATCTCCGGCATGCAGCTTGGCGCCGGCCTGGACGGTATCGATTGCTTCCGGATACATGCCAAAGGCTTTCACAACAAAGCCGGCCGGAACATGGAACAGGTTGATAATGTCGGCAGTGGCCAACCCAGTGAAAGAGCTCAGCGGAGTGTTGGCAGCTGAGGCCAGGGCCAATTTCTGCGGGTTGGACACGAGGTCTGCGAAGTCGATGAATTTCTTCAGGACAACATAACCGGGAGCGCCGTAGGGCACCGCATTGGTTTCTCCTAAAAATTGATACTCGGACATAATGAAATCCTCCTAAGAATTTTGTACTGTTATGATTATGTAAACCCATTCGAGTGATAACCCGGGGGAGACCTGTTAAGATCTTTCCCCGGGGCGTCGGGGGGATGGGGGTACGCTAATGTTATCCGCGAGCAATATACAGATCGCAGAGGGCTTCCGGTTTCAGGACCTTGTAGCCATAGACGTTCAGGCCGCGGACCAAGGTGCCGAAGGTGGACTCAGCTCGCAAGCTTTCCATCTTCGTCATCTGAGAGGCCCAAGAGATACCTGCCTTGTGGCCGGCCATCGCATGGTAGGCGGTATAGCTGCCATCGGCGCCGGAGGTCAGCAAGTTGGAAATATACAGGGTCAGTCGATCGACCATTCCAACTCGGCCATTTCTCATGATGGACGTTCCGTCTCCGGACAGAGAGGCGTCTTTCAGGTCGGACTTTTTGATCATGCCGGCCATCCACGGAGGAATGACGGCCCATCTGGACTCTTCGGGCAAATTCTGCTCATCCATAACGGTACCGACATCAACGAGGAAGTCGAGCACGGAAGCTTTGGTGATGATTGCCGGGGTACCAGAGGCGCCCAGTGCAATGTCTCCGGACTTCGCGCCGGCCGAGTTGCCCTTGTTGTCGCTGTCAGCATCCGAGTAAACGTCCCCGAGGAACTCTTCATCCACGGTGATCTTCATTTGCTGAGAAGCGTCCCGGGACCAGCTGTCCATCAGGCCGACATCGGTTTGATGCTTGTCGATGTCATCACAGATAAAGTTGAAATACTTCGCTTTATCGATGGCCATATCTTTCTTGGGGCTGTCCGGGCGTTGAATCTGAAGGGACTGATTCTTGACATAGTTCCGGATTACGATATCCGGCACGGTGCGGACCTGGACTTTGTCGCCAACGTCCTTGATCTCGCCTTCATAGTCAGTGTTGCAGATCGCGGCCGAGACCGTAGCTGCATAAAATTTGACCAGAAGTTTACCGGACCAAATCTCCGGGATAAAATTGCCACTGTATTGGGGGGTTCCTGGTGCGACTCCGATTGCCATGATTGATCCTCCTAAGAATTATTTGTTTCCCAGAAGAATCAACATGGCCTTTTGAATGAGGCTACTTTTGCTGTTGTCTTCTGAGGGTTAATTGAAATTGTGCGTAAATTTTATCGAACGCTTCTTCAGTGATTTTTCCCTGAACAAAATCGCTCTGGGCTTTGGTCACGTCCGCTTGGGTGGTTTCGGTGTTCGTTTTCGACTCGTCGAACCCGCCGTTTGCGCTTCCACCCGGCAACTCGTCAGCGACTGTAATGGTCCCGGACTTGTTGGATGAAATATAAAGATTAAAAATACTCGATACCTGGGGGCCGTTCAGTCCTTCGGCTGCTGCGACAAGCAACGAACGTCGCGGCTGGAGTGAGAGTGGATCTTGCTGATCTATCCAGGCGTTAAAATTGGCGTCCTTGTTAAGGACCTTCCAGTCGCCGCTGATATTATCGTCAAGATACTTAAGATAGGTGTTTGCTCTGCTGTCGTTCGCTTCCGATTCGAGGGACTCGACTCTTGTCTGCAGACCGTCCTGGGCTGGTGTTCCGCCATTTGTACCAAGGTCTGCAATGATTTGATTCTGGTCGTTAATGTGCTTTTTCAGGGAGTTAACCTGATCGACCATCGTCTTCATTTCGTCACCCCACCCGGAAAAATCCTCCGGGTTTAAATCGGCACCTAAATCACTTGCCGGGGTACCAAGTTGTTTCGAGTTCATTCCCTCGATGATTTTTTCCTGGCGTTCCATCTGGGCTTGCATATCGACCACAATGCCCTTCAGGTCACCGACTTCTTTATTGTACTTCCCCTGGAGAACGCTGTACTTGTGTTCCCACTGTCCATCCGGGGTCGAACCGTCTGAGATTGCTGCCGGTTGAACTGCAGGAAGTGCGTCGATCTTCGGTATAGCTTTTACAGGTTCCGGAGGATTCAAGTCGGTATTCAGATCAATTGTCTGAGTCTTACTTGGATCTTCAAGAATCTTTTTCGCTGCCTCGATTTTTGCGTTTGCATCCTGCTGTTGCTTCAACACTGAAGCTGGAACGTTTGTTAAATCTTCTACTGATTCTGGCATCTTGTTTCCCTCCTGAGTTCTGGGCGCCGTCTCGGAACCGGCATCTTCCCAAAGTGTTCATTATGAGACATGGAGTCCGGCATCTGCTCGGGTATTCCAGGTTCTCGCGGGGCATCGACTATATAAATACCTCTTTTAATTGTACATCCTGTCAATATAAAAGGTAGCTTTGTTAAAGTGATCCCCCAACCATTACACTTAAACTGCTTATTTCATTAGAATTTCACGTTACATCTTACGATATAATTGTCACCGCTCTTCTTCACCAGTGCTATAAAGAACGCAATCTCGCCGGCATAGTAAATGTAGAGCCCACGCTTCGACGGTTCATCGTGCTCGGCCCAGTCCTCGGCGTGTATGTCGCGAGACACCAGGGCCTGATCGATAAGTTCTATAGCAACATCCATACTGGTGGAATTCGTTATTAGCTCCTGAGGAGAGAACCCGAGCAATTGGTATGCCTTCTCGATGCAGTGCATGCGATACTCATAAGCATACGTTGGACTCGGGAATACTTTGTTCGTACAGGCGTTTATGACGTGGTCGAAGTTGTCGACATGCGCCTCCCCAATCTCATCAAGTGTTCTGTTGTCCGCCATCTTATCCCCCTTCTTTAAAATGGATGTAATCCAGGAGCTCCACCAATGTCAAACTATTCGATGGGAGCCCCTGGATTTGTTGATTATATTAGGGCAGCTCCAAGAAATTCAATCATGAGCTGACCGGTAGCATAGGTGCCGGTATCACCAGCTGTATCGCCGGTACTGATGTAAAAGTAATCACCATCCGGAGTCAGCTTGGGAACGATGGTCTTTAAGACCTCACCGTATACCCAATCATGAGCGGCAGCGATGATGTCCACATCGACATCTTCACCGGCTTTGACATCAGCGGCAGTGGTGTAGCCAAGATCAATATCTTGCTCGAAAGTTGCGTCGCCTTCCGTGGGAGTCTCCAAGCAGGCCATATTGATCTGAAAGATTTTGCCCATATTCGCTTCCACAAAGCGGCCAATGTAACAACCATCGACACCATCCAGACCAATAGCTGTACCCTGAGCGGTACCAGCACATGCAAGACCGGCAAGGTCAATAAAGATCCGAGTGGTTATGAGACCGTTCTGAGTAAAGCGATAATCTTGAACAGCTCCGGCCATTCCTGCGCCAAATTCTGAAATCAAATTAGCGGATTGATCCAGCGTGTTGATCTCTTCAGCGGTTGCCGTAACTTCGACACCCATCTGGCCGTTATCGTCGCTAAGAAAGAACCTTCCGGCTCGACATATTCCAAGTTTTACATCTTCTCTCCAACCCATGGTAATTACTCCTTTTTATAGTGCGCTCAGGATGGCGCGTTATGGTTGTTTGCACGATAACAACCTTTTCGTTATCGTGCGTGATATACGTTATGGTGGCGGGAGCTGGATTTGAACCAGCGACCTCTTGGGTATGAACCAAGCGAGCTACCAGGCTGCTCCACCCCGCTAAATTATTATACTGTTCTCGGCGGCGCCTGCCTACCGTCTTCAGGGAACTGGATCCTCCGGCCATTGTCCCGGCCTCTGCGAACAAACGATAGCGTTTCATTTATACCATGGACGTATCCGCGGTCAAACGATTTGCGCTCCTCCGAACCTTTTGAAACATCGGTACACACTTCCAGGGCCTTGAAGTGGGCCTGTGTTGAAAGGTATAAAACTAACCTCTGAAGAGCCCTTACTTCGCCCTCCCACTCAACATCAAAAGTGTGCATGCTATAGATATCTCTTGAAATATCGATAGTTACCGGTATAACATACTTCATAATTAACACCCCCCTCAATGTAAATGCATAGTATGTAAAGGTATTTAGACCGTCTCGGTGCTACTATTCTTCATCTTCAACACCATTCCACAGCAAACAGGATATCAGGGACATGTCGATCAGGTTCCTGGCGGTCCATGTGCTCGGATCCTTTGCGGCGATAGTCTGAAGCCGGCCGGCAAGCAGGTCCTTTGTGTTGTCAAGATCCCAGATATCCTCAAGGGTGCTCTTGACCTGATGGAATCTCTTCAGCATCTCACGGCTGAACTCAGTTCTCATATGGTTAAATGTCTCATTCTTGACTGTTTCTTCCCCAACCAGCTTATCGTTATAATCAAATCTCATGATAACTCCCTCCGGCGTTTACGTTTAGTTGATGGTAGCGTACAGCAAACAGCATCACAAGGATCTATGGGCGGTGGCGCAAGAATATCATCCAAACCATCCTTGCAATTACAGGAATCATCATAGCAATTTCCGTGACACGCCTGCTTGACACGCCGCGACATCTGCTCCTGTCCATATTCACCCTTATTGATGTCGTAATCGATCTTTGTTCCGGCTTTCGCCATTTTTGATTTATCCATGATTATTTAATCCTCCTCGAATAGTACCTTCCGTTTTTCTTGTAGATCTCATATCCGGCCTTCTTCTCTCCGGACTCTGTCAGTTTCCACGTTTTGTGGCCACGACCTTTTAGCAATAGTCCCGACTTTGGGTCTCTACTCTGCCAGTGACCAGTAGCATCTGGACTAATTCCAGATTTACTGGCCGACTCGTAATCGTAACCAGAGCCCTCGGCGTCAAACGTGCTTTCACTGGATTTTTTACTCATGGGTGGAAGCTTCGAATTATCCACTGCAACCTCCTATTTTAATTGATCAAGAATGCTCTTTCTCTTGCTAACATTCTTCTTTGCACGCTTCACAGCGTTGTCATCCATGGCGCCGGCCGTTGTTTTGCGCTTGCCCGGCTTCCAGTCAACGACACCTGGGATGGGGACGTAATCTGACCGTCTGGTCATTTTTGGTAATTTAGATTTATCCACGTAACCTCCTTATTTCTTTAGCTATTCCTGCGATAAGACACACGAGCAACATTAATCCTTTTAATATCAGTACCTTGAAGTCTGCCCACATCGTAACTACCTCATTTTATGACGGTTGTTGTAATTCGAATCGACCATTAGCTGCCACCCATACCAGAATATCGCCGTCATTAGGTGCCGAAGTCAAGACATCAGCCAGCAATATCAGTGGGGGAATTACCAGAACTCTGATATAAATTGAGCCATTCTCAACGCCTTCAGTAATAACCTGCCCAACGGCTATATGCCGGTTTGGAGCGGTTGGCGGAGTACTTCGGAAGGCGCCAGGAGTTGTTTCTGACAGCCACACCATTGTCCCTGGTGATACCCCATCTGTATCCACGTCCCTAACGAGACCCATCAAAGTGACATAACCAGTGCTATTATTACCGATAGTCTCCGTGGTCATGCCGAGGACAACGGATTCTGGTTGAGAATTTGTTGTATCTGCATCAGCCAGGCTGATTAAGGGCCTGTTCCCAGACTCCCCGGCTACATACACAATTTTGCCATTAGCTATCGGATCCCCTTCATTGCGGCATCGGACAACATGCTCCTGGCCTATCTGCAGATTGACTGTCCCACCGGGTAACCCGTATTCAAGCGTCCCATCCTCTGCGTTCCATTGTACCCGGCCCTCGGCCTGCCCATCGGTATAATTCACATTGAACTGGGCGTAATTTAACCCGAGACCTGCCTGGTCAACCACCAGGCCAAACCGAGCAAGAAGGTTTAATAATGGTTCAAGCGACCATCTTATCATAAGGTACTCCTTTTATTACATATCCGCCATTCTTTGGAGCGGCACGACTGGAGGCGCACCGCCTATCGGCTGCTCGTGCGGCGGCCGGCTATCAACCGGCTTCTCCGAAATGGCCTGCTTGGGCTTTGGGGCACCTCCACCGGGAGCGGGAGGACCTCCGTCTGCCGGCGCCTCTTCTTCCGGAGCTCCCATCATATTGCCCATCATTGCATTCAGCTCCCACTCGGCTGGTATGATGTTGTCACCGTCCATCTTGAGCGATTTCACGGTCTCTCTTAAGACTGAGGCCCTTCCGTCCATGCCGATTATGGCCATGTCGGTCGGGTTATTTGTAAATGCCAGGAATTCTTGACGTCGCGCCTGGAGCTGTTCAGCTATAATAAGGTACTCGCTGGCTCTGGCCACGATGTTAATGTCACCCTCATATTCCATAACACCTGTCGTGATAGCGTAAAGCCACGTCTGGAATACAACCTTCTTTACCACGAGGCGGTCAATGTATCCGATCGCATCCTTCATGATCTTCGAGGAAGCGGTCATCAGCATTGCCAGTCCATGCGCAGTCCCGGCCGCTCCGCCCTTGGTACCAGATTCAGATCCCTGGTCATAGGCGGGGACACCGAGCTGCTCGCCGGCCTGAGTGTAAAAGAAGTTGAATACGCCCATTAGGTCATTGGTAACCATATCTGGTTGATGAAAGTTTACGGCAGGCTTTCCGGATCCAGTTGGGTCTGATTCAGTTTTCCACACCTTCCAGGGCCAGATCCTCTGAACATCCTCACCAGGCTGAACTCGATCGGTATGCACCTCAACCTGGGGGCCGGATGCAATTCCCATATTGTTGGCCATCGCCCGGGCAGCTGCATTGCACATTCTCTGACAATCTTCCATCAACTCCGGGGGTGCGGTTCCCCATATGGAATCTGACGAAGGGTCAAATGAGGCGCTGTAGTAGGGCTTCCATCCTAACGGGTGCTTATTTATGCGTAACATCAGCACCTTATGGCCGCTAAGCATACAGGACACGGAAACCGGATCCGATATGTCACCTTCGTATTTGATACCCCATTCTCTAAGGTATCGACCAGGGATGTCTCCGTGAAACAGAAGGCACTCGATCATTGAAGTTGGATCGGTTATCTCCTGGGGCCTGTTCTCGATGTTGGCTCTCTCCTGATCTGTCCACAACCAGTTCACGAGAAACCCGGACTTGTGGTCAAGGAGGGTGGCTTCAACTGCAGTCTTTTTGAACCCCGGCGAATCCTTGTATCCATGAAGCTCCTCCGGACGGATCCGCATCCTTTCGAACAGGTATCCATCGTTCAGGTGCTTGGCGGCCGGCGCCGGGTAGATGTCGAATGGGGACACCCGCTTGTATTTCATCGTCGCGACTGTCTCATAATCCGGGTAACTCTTTCCGTCCGGGTTTTTCTTCCATTGGAGCTTCTTCTCTCCCACAACGAATGGACCCCGAAGGAACGCGGTTAGGTAGGTGGAGAAATCTTTAATAAAATCAGCCATTTCGTCATAGAATCCACCCTCCTGAAGCAAGTCTTCGACGTGCTGCTCGGCCATGGTGCATTGATTCTGAGCAACCTTACGGATCTCAGCCCTTGATTCATCCATGAGCTCAGCCATCCTTAGATCGATCATCTCTGGGGTGATGGGCAGGGAAGGCCCAAAGGCCATTATAAGCTCCTGCAGTTCACCCTTGAGCTTCTGAACTATCCTCTCGACGACTTCTCCGGGAAGGTCCGGGACCGCGGAAGGTCCGATACCCCACGGCTTCTCGCCGGCAGGAAGCAGGATGTCCTTGATCTGGGACTCTATTGACCTGGACTTCACGTTCGTCAGCATCATAAAGATCTCTGACCCGCCGAATTCCCTTATGGCCTTTATGTCATCCGGATTGTATTTACCTTTCTTCTGGCGGATACAGATTGCCAGGCGCTCATCAATGACCCATTTGGCATTCTTCGCAGCCTCCCAAAGATGTCCAAGGTGCTGTGCGATACCAAGAATCTCGGGCTTATTCTGCTCTTTCGTGTCGGCAAGCTGCTTCGCATGTATCTGGTTTAATTCAGCATTACCAATCACGCGGACAAGTCCCTGGTCACTGATTGCGCCAGATCCTTGGGGATTGGTATTAGAGCTTAGGATGTCTGCCATGATTTGTCTCCGTTGTCAATTCTGTATCTGAACGCCCACTTACCTGTCTTTGGAGAATAGACGGCCCAGACTCCCGGGCATCTACAGATAGGGACAGAGGCCCATGAATCAGGCCACACTTTAATAACCTCATATGTCGAAAGTAAGTGCTTGTCTTGGGTGGCGTCAAAGATCTTGGTACAGAACGGACAAAGGACGACACCAGGCTTGATTTGCTCAAGCTCATAGTAACCATCCTTTGTATCCGGAAGATATGGATCGAATTCAGTTCTTGACATCTTAACGTTGTCACCAAGCATTATAAACACCACTCCCCTTAAAATGCTTAGTATGTCAAGATATTTACGGCAGGATCAATACATAAGGTGCAGAACTGGTTTGAAGTGGAAAATGGATATTTCTCCGCAGGCCTGGCACTCGTGAGACTCAACTTCATAGTCCTCTGTGTCAGATGGATGAATCTCCCTATTATACGTGAACTTCTTGGTGATATAATCAACGTCTCGTTTTCCAATGTAAGCACCACAACGCGAGCACCATAAATGAATAGTCCTTGTGATACACAGATTTCCATCCGCCTTATCGGCCATATGGCGGAAGCTATGAATCATGTCAAGAAGGACCTCATGACTCGTGATATTGGTTACCTCGGGAAGTAGCTTGGGAAAACGATCCAGGATATCGTTATCCTTTGCCACCACCTTAATATTATAAGTCTCCACTTTTTTTGTATCAATCATCGTCTCTTCTTCCTCCTCACAGGTGGCTTCTTCATCAACGACCGGTCACCGAAGTCGCCGGTTTCGAGCCTCTTGGTTTCACCTTCCAGCCCACGCTCCGCCTTAAATCGCTCGCAGACATCGGCCGGCAGGATACATTTCTTGACAGACTCGGGCTTAGTTACGCCACAGTTCCAACCCTTTAGGCCATACGCCGCGCAATATTTACAGTACCCGAGCTTCAAGGCTTCAAGCCTCTCCATCAAGCGCCCCTCCCGAATAAGAACCATCGAAAGAACTCGACCCCCTCAGGGCAGTCCCAGACATCGACATCGTCTATGTTGGTCTTGACGCCCTGGACAAATCCGCCGCAGACTCCCGCGACAAGAGAGCAAATGAGGTTAAGAGTCTTGGGCTGCACCCAGTCATATTCAGGCTTTCTATCTTTATCCGGATCACGATCCATCAGTCCCCTCCTCGACGCTCAATGCATAAGCGAGCACATCATTTAGTTGACCTGGGGTAATGTAAATAGTCCCCATGCTCCCATCCAGGTTCTTACACCCATTCCTGAAGTGGAAAGGCGCTACCAGGCGCATTACAATATCTCTTTCACCGTATGATACAGAATCAAACATTCCGTCGCATTCCATTAGTCAGCATCCTCGATGTTGACAATTGCCAACAATTCACGGTGAAGTTCACGAAGCCTCGACTCGATATAGAATGCTCTATTGGAGTGGGCCGCCCTTATCATGAGGAGAAATGATTCGTCTATCTGATCTTGCTCCACCAGGAGACCAACTATATCCGTCTTATGTTCATCATAAATTGGCTTCAATGCCACCCTAACCGACTCCAGTTCTTCCTCATGGGTTGGGTCGTACAATACGCCAACCCCTGGCTGGAAAACAGCCCTACCATTTAGAGGGATATCTTGATCATCCATCAAATGAGAGGCGTTCTCAACTGTTTCAATGATAGACGTGCCCCAGTGCTCACCGGTCACCGCAAGAAATGAATCGATAGCAGCTTGACGCTTATCAGGATCGATACCAACCGCCAAGAATTTAATCATCGGCAAGCGGCAGGACAGGCATCGTCCCGGGTTCGCCTCATCTGATCCATACTCGTATTCCTTGCCATACAATCGGCATGCATCGTTTTCACACTTAAATCTTACCATATCTTCATCTCCCTCTTTATTCCAATCAGCTCCTTTTGGGTTATTGAGTCCATCACAGTAATGGCTGCATCGAGGCAGCTTACACAATCTGGGACTCCGTCGAGCTCTTCCCCATCCCTGCTTTCAAGCACTCCTCCAGGACCCTCTCGCTCGAACGAATCCACCTCCCCGCATAGAGTCACGAAACAGCACATTCCACTACCGGGCAAATGACGAACTCCATCAAACGGATCTATAATTATTTTAGCCATATCACACCTCCTGTTTTAATTTAATGAGGAAAGTATATCATAGGGCAGGACTATTTTAGCTTGATCAGGAAGGTGTGGCCGAACATCTGAACTGTCCGGCCACGCAGAAGGATATGGATCAGACTGGAAGCCCTGTCAGTTACCAGGTACATCTTATCCTGGAAATCAACGTCCGTAAGCTTCTGATATTGCTGGTCTCTATTGTCTTTATGCCTGTACAGGAACAAGCATCCATCTGTCTTAAGCATAGCGAACTCCTAATTCCATCGGCCCCAGTCCAAACATAATATAACCCCCTATGCTAAATGGTTAAAAGTACGGGAATATCACGTACTTGACGAGTAATATCAGCAATATAATCAACACGACTGCATCGACTATATCGCTGAAATAATCTCGCTTGGCAACCTTATAGTAAATGAATTCAAGCATTAAACGTCCAGATTCTTATCTTTGATCTCGAAGTAGCACCGAGCCGTTGCCCGGACATCCTCCAGGGCATCATGGGCGCCGTCGAACTCTTCACCGAACAAATGCTTGTGTAATTCCTGCAGCTTAGGCCACTTCAGTCCACCGCGGCCCTCCTGAGGAATCCTGCAGATCTTCGTCGACTTGAACATGGTGCAGTATCGGTCCATCGTCTTCATGTGTTCATAGACATCTTCCATCCCGAAGCGGATGAACTCGGCGCCGGTCACCTTCCGGTCAAAATTGACATTGTGGCCAACCAGCATGTGCGACATCTGGACCGCGACCCTAAACTCACCCAAGGCCCTCATGATCGGAATGCCCTCCATGACGGCTCGCTCCTGGGTTACTCCGTTGATATCTGAAGCCTTCTTGGGGATCTTGAATGAAATGGGCGTGATGATTTGACTCCGACTGGCCATCTCCTCGCCGGCTCCATCATAGGCCACCCAGGCCAGTTGAACAAGCCGCGGCCAATTGTTAACGTCATGGACGTGGGCCTTGTAATCTTTCGGCAGCCCCGTTGTCTCTGTGTCAAAAAATAAGATCATAAACCCCTCCCATTAGGTGAGGGGGAGCGGTGCCGTCTCCCCCCTCAATGATTTTTACTGGAACACCAGCCCAAACCGTATATGCAGGTAAAATAAAAACATCATAGCACAGGCAAGGACTATTTTAGCCCACTTAGTTAATGCCACCATTATCGATGGTCATAGCATCGCAGCCACACTGGAGCTTGCCATCGATAACGATCATTTCGACTGGTATTACGTGAAGCTCATCATGATAAAGGAACACTCCAGTGCAATTATCAGGAATACCGTCACCGTCCACATCCGTTGTTATTACAGTATGATACCCACAATCCCGCATGCCGATCATTGGATCAGTGTATCCGACCTGGTGCTTGTAGTCACCCTCGTGGGGATAGGCAAGCGTCACGCACGCAGCCAACAGCAATGACCAGGCAACGGCCATTAGTAAAGTTTCAATCTTTTTCATTTTTGTTCCCTCTTCTATGTTAATCGAAATCCCATCGGGTGATGAGCTTCTGTGACTTGATGAACTGTCTGATGTCTCCGGTTCGCAGGTAGCACTTGTACGAGCGCCTCGATCTACGCTTATGCATGGTTACGTCCCGGGAAACAGTGTTCTTGTTCCAGATCGTGAACCGCGGACGAAGATCCATAGCAACCGTGGATGATCCTTCATAAACATCTTCAATCATTGGGAATTCCCCATATGAGTCCAGGAAGTTGATTATCATCGGTGCATATCCCCATAAAAGGTTGCATCCCTCTCGTGCTCGAAGGCCACGTATCCGAAAATCTTTACCCCTTCAGCTCCATTGCACAACGCCACAAGCTGATCAGTGTTGGCGTCCTCATGGCCGGTAATGTCGAAGGCTTTCATCTTATCGTCCTCGACGTACAATAGCCAGTCCTTTATCCTGGTCGTTTTCTCGCTCATAAGGTAATAATCCCGTCAATGGAATGGCATTCGTCAACTTCAATGATCCGGACGAAGATAGAGACACCGGTGGATCCGTCCACCCGGGCAACAAAATCATCGCTATCAATGACACTAATGAAGATATTCTCAACTTCTACCCGGTCACCTTTCAGGATATGCTCGGCGCCGGTAATCGCCAGGCCAATAGTACTGAACACTCCCAGTGGGCCGCGGTCATCGTCTGCAGAAATAATAAGCAGGATGTTGTCGTCCATAGCTCCACCCCCTTACTCCTCGATCTTGTTCAAAGCAATGGGACTGACGGAATACTCCTTTCCCCACCTCGAACATATCGCTATGATACCATGGTTTATGTTCTCGATACAAACAAACTTTGTATGGTCATCACCAACATCATCGAGAGCCTTGATGCAGGCGAACACGGCAGTAGCACAATTGTCAAACACCCCACAGTTCTCGGTATCCCATCCTCCGCCGCTAATCCTCTCAACCAGATAAGCTTTGTTCATGATACCACCTCTTTATCTCGTTTACGGTTGTATTTGGACTTATCAATATGCCATTTGGTCGGAGGAGCTGTCGGCATTGAGAATGGTAACTTCTGGCTCTTGGCCAGTTCCTTGTTAAGGATGATCTTTTTCTTTGCCATCGTATCACACCTCCAGATTATTTGCTCTCACTCTTGATAGCCCCGGGAGAAGACGCTTCGCTTCGCCCTGCAAGGCTTCTGGGTAAGGGATTGCAGCCCTATCCAGACTATGATCCACTCCACGGTAGACCCTCAAGTACCATTATACATGACTGGGAAATGGTGTCAACAACTAAATTAATTTATTTACGTGTGCCGGCCAAGCGAGGAACATACTGGTCATCCACCACCCGAAAGCGACACGATGCACGATAGAGAAGAATGCGCCGAGCAGTAAATACAAACCCGCCCCCGCCCCCACCAGTGAACCAAATGTTATAATCAATGTTGATGTGCTCATCTGTTACACCTCCTGTTTAATGTTGGCATGGCCATTGCGTAATTCGATCTCCCTCTCGGGACAATGCTCAAAAGAGCAGACCTGCAATGCGGTTGGATTATCATCGTGAAGGCAGGTAACCCAGTCAGAACTAAATGATCGATCGAGGAAGCTGCAGTTACGCTTACGGTCCTGGTGCCGGCTGAACTCCTGATTAGGATGGAGCACGCCACTCTCATCCTTGCAACTGCCAAACACAGACCGGCAAATCCCCTTGAGTTGACCCGTAGTCTTCCCTCGCTGAATTTGCCGGTAACCCGCATTGTTGTGATGTCGTTTAGTTTTCATGCTGCAAGCATATCACAACTTTCATTCTTTTTAGCCCTTCTACCATTTTTTCATAATAGGCTCCTCTCGCTGTGAG